TCCAATCACCCTCTTTGCACCAGGCACCAGTGGGGAATTTAGATTGATCGGCGTAGGCCAGGGACCCTACCTTCAAGACGTAGCCGCACACTGTGCCAAGCTGCGTTCTGCGCTGTGTTTCTTCGGCCAGGACGATACCGCCCTTGCTTTTCTCAGCGCCTCGGTAGGGAAGAATGGCAATGCGCCACCCTGTAGGCTGGGGAATGGTGTCTACAACCGCTTGGTCGAGTTTCTCTGGGTCAAAACCCAGCTCTGTGTAAGCATCGTCAAGGGCAGGCGGCTTGTTAGCTGCCTCCTCGGCCCACTTACGCTCCAAGGCGGTCATGTTGATTTCAGGTATCACTGCTTCGGCTTCCATGGTCTTCCTTTCATTTGAGAAAATCGTCTGTGTCGTCCGTGACTTTTTTGAGTAAATCTTTCACGGAGTCTTCAACCATTCTCAAACCCTCAAGGCGACCCATCATGAAGCGATACCGCTCCATGTCTGTGATGGTTCCGTTCAGGACAATCTGTTTGGATTGATCCTGGAGTTTCCTGATCTCTTTCAGAACTGCTTCTGCAAATTCAAGCATGGTGTTTCCATGAAAAGCAGACGGTACAAGGCTCCGTCTGTTAGCACTTACTCACGAATTAGTATATCTTAACTGGACGGTTGCCGTCTCTTTTTTTAACAATCATGGCAGGACCTTGTACACCCGGGGATGTTTTAGGCATCCCGGCCTTCACGCCTTTGGGCTCTTTGGTCTTTACCTGCTTGAGTTTAATTTCTTTGACCGCCATATTGGCCTCCTGCTTGTTGGGGTTGGTTGACCTTCTCTTGCTGCAACAGCAGCTTTTGCTGGTTAATCTGGTTGGTCTGCTGTGCCTTTTGCTGATCAAGGGCCAAGCGCTGCTGGTCAAGGCCAATGCGTGCCTTGTCTGCCTCTGCGCGCTGGGCGATTTCCTTCTCCTTGATCTGCACCAAGGGATCAGGTCCTTCGCCACCAGCAAAGGTCTCCTGCATATCACGAACTTCCTTCATGCCCATGGCAATGTTGATAGCGACCATGCCTTCGCGCTGAATAGCAGAGACCATGCGGTCTGGATCGGTTCCATACTGCTTGAACAACTCGACTTCCATGTCCTCTTCCGCACGCAAGCGGATGTGATCCAGGATGTGCTTTTGCAACTCGGCAGCAGACGTTGGGCTGGACTGCAAAATAGGAGACAGGCCCATCATCAAGTGCGTTGCAATGTGCGCATCGTGCTGCTGGCCGGCAAAGGCTTTGAGCTTCATGCCGTTAAGCACGTCGCTATTCTCGGACGCAGGGTCCCGGGGCATGTTGGTGTTCTGCGGGAGCAGTACACCGTCAATATCACGGATGTTCAAGGCCGCATACATGCGGTAGTAGGCCTCGTACATGTTGTGCATCTGCGGCGCGCTCTGCGCCAGCTGCAACTGCATCTGTGCCAGCTGAATACGCTGTGCAGAGCTGAAGATGTTGGGGTCAGCCACGGGCTGGACCGACACCATGGTGTCAAAGTCCTTCTTCTTGATCCTGCGGCTCGCTCCTGGTACGTCGTAAGGGTACTCGTCCGGCAGGTACTGGCCAAAACCCTCAAACAGCAACCGGAACTCAAGCGTCTGTGCGTAGTGCAAACGCTTGTGGATGCTGGACATGACCATAGAGCCGCGTTCCAGCAGCGCCAGCGTCGTTCCAACCTGTGCATACTGGTTGCCGTCGCCAACTTGCATGTCGGCAGTGCTGGACAGGCGTTTGCCTGAGTCCACCAAGAAGCCCATCAGTGCAAACAGCACCTGGCTTGGCTCTTTGTACGGCAAAGGCAGCAAAGAAGCGGCAAGCTCTGCACCGCCAGCGTCAATGTCACGCCATTCACCCGGCTGGATGGGCGTAGAGTCGTCCGCGATCCGCGCGCCACGGGCTTTGAAGCCTGCAGGCAGGTTAGCGAGCGTACCCGCATCAATTAACTGCCTCAAAGCGCTTGTAGCGGCCTTGCCGAGGCCTCCGATGAGGTGAACAAAGCCCAAGCCGTAAGCTCCAGGGCCCTCGACCAGCACGTAATGCACAAAATAGTTGCGGCGCGTGCATCTTTCGTCGTTTTCTTTCCAGTTGCGACGAATTCCGACCACCTTTAAGGTGTCTTCTGCAAGGGTAACTACGTATGGACGCTTGATTCCGGTCATTTCACCGTCTTCGTCCATGTCCTCAAAGCCTTTGAGGTCCAAATCGACCAATTGCTCGAGCAAAAATATCTCACCGACGTCATCTGTGGGCTGAATGCCGGTAACTTTGTCAACTGCCTCCTGAATTTGGCTTGCATCAGCAGGAGAAGAGTAGGTATCAAGGAACACATCAAGGTATTCGCCAGCCAAAGCACGCTTTCGGTACTCGTTTGAGTCCATTGCAATGCGGTGAGTCAGGCGTGGGCACTGAGACACGACACTTGAGCCGTTGTACGGGATGTAAACATCGTCTGCCAAACACAGTTTTGACACCATGCGGCCCAGTTGATAGTCGTAGTAGACCTTTTTGAAGGTCGAACCACCGTAACCAGTGTAGAAAAGCTGCTGGTCAAACTCAGGTGTGTACTCTTCCATCACCGTGGTGATCTGGTAATTCATAAAATCCTGCACACGGCCGGCTTGTTGGAACTTTTCTACCGTCTCTTTGCCCATGATCTGGCTGCGAACAGGACCGCCAGCAGGCATCAGCTCTTTGAAGGCCTGCGCCTGGAACTGAATGATGGCCTCGGTCAACATAGGATGGGTCGCGCCCGACGCGCCACGGAATGGCTTGGTGCGCTCTTCCATGCGAAAGCCCAAAAGGTCCAGGCCCTTGGCGTACATGGACTCCCATTCAGAGCGGGAGCCCTTGTCGGCCTCAAACAAAGACGACACTTCAATGCCGATTTGGGCCAAGACGTCCGGCTCAATGACCGCTGCCAGGTTGCTGTAGAAGTCAACCTCTTCGGCATCCTTCTCGCCCATCTCAACGATCGCACCACCGTCTTCTTCAATGATGATTTCAATGTCTGACTGGGGTTCTGGGATGCCACCGCCGCCCACCACTATCTCAAGTGAGGGCATGCGGTTCAGTGCTTTTTCGATTGCCATGTTTTTGTCCTGTCTTTAAGGCATTTTGAAGGTTGAATTTACACCTTCTTTGTACGTCTTCAGCAGAGGAGTCAGAAGCTCGTCCTTCTCCTTTACCGCTGCAGGCCTGAGATAGTCTTGAAAGAATTGAAGCACGGCGCTGTCGTATTTTTCAGCAGGCACGTTACCGGATGCACGGCCATTGCCTTTGATTTGCATCACGACAGGGGTAAATTCATCTACCATCTGCACCTCAATTGTGTTGACAGGTCTATTACGGTTGTCACGTAGAGTATATACCTGGTACTTGCCGGTGTTGAATCCTTCCATTTTTTCTGAAGGGTATCCAATGCCGCCTGTTTCATATCCGCCTACAGAGTGGCCCACATACGCGCCCTCGGGTATGGTGGCCTCACGCTTCTCAATGCGTTTCCACGCAAAGCCCTTAAACGGTCCCTCGTCAAACTGCAATAGCGGAGCGCTTACGCCCTTGGCAAAGACAGTGTCTGCCACGGGTTTGCCGGACTTGATGCGATCCACCAGCATTGCGCGCTGGTCAAGCTGTTCGCGCATTTTGAGGCCGCCCTTGACGGCATCTTCAAAACGAATATTGGCTGCTTCGCGTGGAGGAATACTGGCCAAATACTTGTTGATTGATATTGGATCAAACACTGCCTGCAATGGCTTCTGAAGGCCGTACTGCATGTCATATACCGGCTCACCTTTGTTGATGGCCGTCATGATGTTTTCAGGAAGCATGTTCTTGACGACTTCATCCTCGGTCTTGCCCATAACCTTTCGGCCTTCACCAAAGAGCTGGTTAATCCAGTTGGTCTTTTGGGGCTTGTCCATCTTATTCATCAGGCTTGCTTCTTTGTAGGCCTTAAACAAATCTTCCGCAGATGAAGTGCCGTATCCAGCAATCTTGTCAGAGTCCAGAAGTGAACGGCCTACAGCCTCAACATTTGCATTGATCAATTCAGGACGAAGACCTTGCGCAAGCATCTTGTCTTCTTCGGCTACTTGAGCAGTACGGCCCAACTGCTTGCCTTGTTCAGACAAAATATTGCCGTACTGGGGATTGACCGCTGCTGGGTCAGAAGTAAGCAAGTTGCCTTTAAGGTTTGTGGCCTCGTCATAGCGCCTTGTAAAGTCGTCCATGGCCCGTGGGTACTTGGGGAAGAACCTTGACTCGGGTGTGCCAGGGCCAACAAAGCCCTCTGGCCTGACGCCTTCTTTGACGCGTGTCTTGCCTGCTGCGATTTGGTCAATCAAGTACTCAGGGAAGGCTTCTTCCAAAGCCGTACCCTTAATTTGTTTGTTGGCAATGCCTCGTGCAATAGGATCATCAGGCGTACCAAACTGACGCGTAAAGTAGTTGCGTGCTTTCTTGTCCCAGAAGTCGCGCAGGATATTCGCTTGGCCTTCGTTTTGGTCGGCGATCCTTGTGGCATTAGCGACGCCACTGCTCAATATCTTGTCAATTCCACTGACGTCTTCTTTCATGCCTACAGGACCACTGAGCATTGTGCTGCCGCTTGGGCGCACAGCGTACAAAGGCTTGGCGGCTTGAGGTACAAACTTTGACAAAGGTCCTGCGTCGTCCAGAATAGCGCGATCGAGCTGACGGCCCACTTCCATTGCACCGGCCTTCACGCCCTTCTCAACCACAGGTCCTACCTTGCGAGACACAGCTGCAGGATTGGTCAAGTTGGACAAGAGTTCGCCTGCGGTGTAGAAGCCCTTGGATGTCGGATCGGCAGGAGGCTCTGGGCGAACGCCCAGCTTGGTCATCTTCTCTTTGATGAAGTCGCTGCCCATCACAGGCTTCTCGGTGCTGTAGCCAAACGGACGCAGCAGCATCGTCGCCAAGTCCACAGGCGCACCTGCGATGTCATAGGGCAACTCGGTCACACCCTTGGCCATGTTCACATACGCATCACCCGACTTGAGTTGCTTGCTGATCTCGCCTTGCTTGCGACCTCTGCCAGACTTTGGCGTCACGAACGCTGGCCTACTTGCTGCATCAATCTCTTCCTGCGACAACTCGCCTTCAGGAGGGCTGCCCTCTGCACGTTTGACAGGTTTCCCAAGATTGATCTTGACTTCTCGACCTTTTCCAGGAGGAATTTTTTCAGCTGCGTAGTTGCGCAAAGCGCCGTATGCGCCTGACATAGACCGTATAGGGTTAAAGTCATATTTGTCAGTCACAACTAAGTTGCCATCTGCGTCGCTCGCATAAGTAAAGCGTCCTAGCGTAGTTTGTACGTTGCCAATGGGGTCTAGCATAGAAAGAACATTAGGCGCTATTGACGCAGGTATAGTTCCTTTTTCCTGCTGCTGCCGTTTCATAAAGTTAGTGTAGTCGTCGTACTGCACATTGCCTCGTCCGCCAGTTGATTCAATTAACTGACGCAGTACGTTCAGTTCCTTAGGGGAAAAATTTGACTCTGTAATAGGCTCTTTCTTGCCCTGTACGGTTTCCAACAAAGTGCGGGCCGATGTTGGAAAAGAGTCTGCCGGCATCCGTTGTGCAATAAAATCAATCGCGCGGTTTACCCCTGTTACTTCTGGGGCAGGGGACCCCTCATCTTTTTTTGCTTCACCACCGTCTTTAAAACGCTTCTTGGTCAAGCTGCCCTTGGTAAGGGTCGGCTGTTCCAAGGTCGGCGCGCCAAAGGTATCTGCAGACAGGCCGCGAGCCGCGTTCTGCGCAGACCTGATCTTCATCTGGTAGACCCTGGCAAGCTCTTCCATCTGCGCACGCGCAGACTCCGTGTTTTTCATTGCGGGGGGCCTGTCTTTCATTGCACCCAGGTCACCCTTGGCGATGTCCTCATAGGCCATCTGCATCGCTTTTTCAGCAGTTGCACCGCCACCCGCAGAGGTCTTCGTGCGCTTGATGGACTGACGTGTGGGGGACGTCTTGCCCGCGCTACTGAGGTCAGCCAAGAACTTCTGCGCTGTGCCCACGGGGTTTGTGAGGATGACTTCTTCAGGCTTCTCGTCAGATAAGGTCTCGGTGTTCATGGCCATGATGTCAGCCATGTTCACGTCACCGCCCTTGGCAAAACCGTACAAAGGCTTTGCGGCTGGTGCATAGATTCTGTTGCCCAGGCGGTCTACTCGGTAGCCCGCATTGTCCATTCCGCCCAGCATGGTAGGTGTCAAGTTCTTGTTTGCACCAATGGTGCCCAGTGTGGTCAACGCACTTGCCACGGGCATGTCCGCTGGCCCGAGGGCCGTGGTTCCCGCGCTGATGCCCGGGGCCCCTGGCTTGGCAATGTTGAAGTAGTTGGAAGGGTTTGTGGCCTTCACATACTCTTTAGCCTGCCCAATATTAAAGGTAGGGATAGAGATGTTGTTGATGGCAGAGCCTACGCCTCGAGACGTGTAGTCAAACATCGGCACGCTTGAAGCAGTGATCGGAGTTGTCTCTGACGGGCTTAGTCCCCCGCCACCTGGAGCAGCAGAGCCGTCTGGTTTTTTTGGCGTCAAAGACGTGCCATCCCAGCCCACAGGAGTGGCAGACAAGATGCTCCTAAAGTCCGAGGGAATAGGACCCGAGTAACCCGACACGCCTGTAGCAGTAGCCCCTCTGTATGTTGAGGGCGTCAGGTTCCAGTTTGCACTTGGCATCACTGAGGACAGCACTGTTGCAGGAGACTTTGTGGTCAAGGGTGTTACGCCCTTTACGCCATACGTCTTAATGGCATTGGCAATGGTGGCCTCATCAATGCCGTTTTTGCGCATGTTGTCAATTCCAGCCTGGGTCAACTGCGTCTTCGTTTCGCCCAACAACGATAAGTTACCTACACCTGTGGTAGCTATTTGGGTTGCGTATTTCTTTTTGTCATCGGCAGATATTTCGTTGCCAGTGTATGTACCGCCGCCTTGTTCATATAACTGCTTTACTGCAGCATAGCCGCCGTACTTGTCAAACTCAGAGGTAGGCACACCAGTGGCCATGGACCTGTACATTAGGTCTCTTGCAATTGCAGCCGTCAATACATTGGAAGGCTGCGCAACAGTGGTTACGTTATTGTTTGTGATTCGGGGCGTCGAGGTACTGGTAGGTTGCCCAACAGTAATCTGGCTGGTGGCCTGTGATACAGGCACCGACGATATGGTGTTTGTTGGCGCTGCGGTAGTTGTCGTAGCGTTGGTAAGGTTGTTCAGCTGCTGCGCCGCTGTGCTGGCAGGAGCAGTAACCGCAGGAGCAGTAACCGCAGGAGCAGTAACCGCAGGAGTGGTAACCGCAGGAGTGGTAACCGCAGGAGTGGTCACAGGGGTTGTCGTAGCGTTGTTAAGATTAGTCAGCTGCTGCGCTGCTGTGTTAGTAGGCGTGGCAGCAGTTGCCCGTGCATAGTTGTTTAAAATGGCACGGTCATACTCTTCGGAAGGAGAGGCAGCTAACTCTTGTTCCATTGCCAATCGGTACTTAGGCTGGAACCGCAAATCAAGGACTTGCTCTGATGGAGTAGCGGCAGCGGCAGGAGCAGGGGCTGCAGCCGCAGTAAGCCTTGTTAAGTCCTGGGCCGCTGTTGTGGGCGCGGCCGCTGCAGAAACGGCAGGAGCGGCAGGAGCACCGGCTGCTATTCTCCGTGCGTAATCGCTTAGAATGGCACGGTCATACTCTTCAGAAGGAGAGTTGGCCAATTCTTCATCTCGGATTCTTTCGGCTTCCCTTGCAAATACGTCTTCTTCATCGCCAGGTTCCATATCTTTCATAACCGGGCCTCCTCTTGCCATAAAACGATTGCTCACGGACATTGATCCAAAATTAAACTGATCCGGGTTGCTGACCACGTCAATGGCCACCGCACGGCCGCTCGCGTCCCGGCGTGCACGGTCCCCCGCCTCTTGCTGGTACTTCACAATGTCCTCTTCCTTAAACGGCAAGGAAGGGGCTGCCATAGAAAAATCACTTGGCGCAGTCGGTGCAGTCATGTCAAACGCCGTAATCTCCTTGGGAGCTGTCAAGTCAAACGTACTTGCCAACGTAGGCTGGCCAGGTCCTGCATAGTCAGCAGTGCGGTCCCCTGCGTTGTACGCCTCCACCGCTTTGACGTACTCGTCATACTGCGTCTTGTAAGGGTTGTACACGTCCGTGGTGTACTGCTGCGCCGCTGTGTTGTACGCCTCTACCTGCGCCTTGTAGGGGTTGTACACATCCGTGTTGTATTTTTCCGCTGCCGCGTTGTACGCGCTCACCTGTGCCGTATACGGGTTGTAGACGTTGGTCTGCCAATCCTGCAGGGCAGTGTTGTATGCCTGGCGCTGTTCTTCAAATGCGTCCAGTTCTTTCTGACGTTCATTGAGATACATTTTGTCCGAGCCACGCAAGAACGGTCTTTGCGAAGGATTGGCAATGCCGCCAAACGCAAAGTTCTGGACAGCAGGCATGTCGTATTTAGATTTCTTTCGCATATCACCCCGGCCAAGGAATTAGTTTGGACATTTTAAACGTCAATAGTACTCGGGCACAAGGTCTTTAAACTCACTTTCTTCCACGTCGTCTGTGCCCAGGGTAATGAAGTTGCCCCGCCTAAACCTGTCCATGGCCATCGTCGTGCTGTCCACCATGTCGTCGTTGTCCCCGTTAGGGAAAGCCGCGCATTCCTCAACAAGCAGCTCGGCCCAGTCCGTGTCAGGGGCCCAGACCATGCCAGCCTCAAACACAGGAGCCACCGCGTTGGCCCGCGCCACCTTGTCAGTGCCGGTCCTCCGGCCGCCTGGCGAGTACATCGTGACCGGGATGCTCATCCGGCGCAGCTCCTGCTGCAAAGGTGTACCAGTGGCTTTGGCCTCGATCAGCACATTGTCAGGCTGCCAAAGATCGTACTGCTCCTTGGCAATACGCTTTAGCTCAGGAAAGTCCCAGCGCCCGCGCTTGACGTCAAGCAAGATGATGGACGCCCCCGAATCCTCGCTGAGATAAAACACGCCCCAGGTCGTGATAACAGAAAAGTCAGCCGTCTCCTTCTTGGAATACGCCGTGTCCATGGACTGAATGATGTAGTTCACAACAGGCGGCTCATCCTTTGGCCAGACTTTCCACCACTCCCTTTTCAGAATCGCACCCTCATCATTTGTGGGCTGCTGCTGGTACATCGCGTTCCACTTTTGCGCAGACAAAGTGGCTTTGACGCCTTCCAGTTCCTCCAGTTTCCAAAATCCCGGCCAAAGTGGGCGACCACTTGGCATGATGGCTGGGAACTCTATGACCTCCCACTGGTCCGCGTTCCGTGATTTCTGGGCCTTGAGCAAACGGGCCGTTAAGTCCTTTGTGCCCCAGCGCGTCATCACAATCACAATCGCACCGCCTGGCTGGAGTCGAGTACGAGGACCAGAGATGTACCACTCCCACGCGTTCTCCAAAGCAAGGTCACTCATCGCATCCTGCTCCGAATGCGGGTCGTCAATGATCAAGACGTCCGCACCACGGCCCGTCATCGCACCGCCCACACCAACAGCAAAGTATTCCCCGCCTTTGTTCGTGTCCCACCGGCCGGCAGCCTTTGAATCTTGCTTCAAAGTGACGTCAGGGAAGACCTCCTTGTAGGTGTCCATGTCCATCAGATCACGGACCTTGCGACCAAACCTCACAGCCAATTCGCTGTTGTGGGTTGCTTCAATGGCCTTGGTGCGCGGATCGCGGCCCATCAGGTACGCCGGCAGCAGATAGCTTGCAAACTCAGACTTCGTGTGCCGAGGGGGCATGTTGATGATTAAACGCTTCAAGGACCCAGCGGCAATGCGGTCGAATGCCTTGGCCATGATTGCATGGTGCTCACCAATGATTGCGTTTGGCCAGACGTAGCGCACGAAATCAATGAAGTGAGTACGTGCTTTGTCTTGCGTGTCAATCTGCGCGAGCCGATATTCAAGGCGCAACCGGTCTGCTTCAATATCTTCAGGAATCATTGGGGGTCCGTTTCGTTTTGAATTTTTAAATATTTTGACACGAGTTGACATTGTTGACAAAGGGGGCCCTTTTTTCTTCCCCGGGGGTCAAAACTGTTTCACGTGAAACATACCGTGTAAAACAGGGCCAAGGCC